AGCACATCGAATATCATGTACTGCCGCGTGATAAACACGCCTTTGCTCTCCAGTGCGGTGGCATCCGATATATATGCACGGATAAAGGACTTACTTGCGGCCACACTCTGCTCCACCATGTTCTGCGGATAGATGCGGTAGCCGTGTTCCTGGTCTGGCGGTCTGTCCGGGTTTTCCGGGTCATAAAACAACTTTCGGATTTGCTCCGGCGTTGGACAGGGCTGATTCAGAGGGAGAGGCGTATCGTAATACAGCAGTTTTTTCAGCCGCACACGGGGGAATGAGTTGTCGGTAGGGGGGATATACCCGGTGCCGTCCGGCAAATCCATCAGATAACGGCACACGATGTACGGCATCTGCTCCATTCCCGCCAGGGTGTCCGCCTCGACTACCTTGCGATACGGCCAGTAGGGGGAGGCGTGTTCAGGCTGCGCTCCCGTCCATATGTCACTCATTGGAATCACCCTTTATCATGTTTCGCAGTTCTCCGCCGATTACTTCTTTCACGGCAGCGTCCGCAGCGGTGAGCGAGAACCACTGAATCGCCCGGTTGAATGGGTCATTCCGCACTTCCAGTTCGTCACGGATGGCTCCCGTCAGCATAAGCTCAAAGGCTTTGTAGTCATAGAGCAGGTCGAACAGCTTGTTCACCAGTTCGCTGTCCTTTGTCTTTTTCAGGCGCTCCAACTGGTTCATGACATGGCTTCCCGCCCACATGTCATAGTCGGCTTCCGCCATGCACCCGGTCAGTTCCTCCCCGGTAGTCAGCTTTTCTGACTCAAACGGCCTCTGAAGCAGGGTGGCAAGCATCCCCATCAGGTACTGAGCCTTGATTTTTTTGTTCTCCCGAAACATCGTTGGCAACGTTTCGCTGTCATCCACCTGCACCGTCACAGGCTCAAGGCAGAGGTAGGCTACAGCCCTCGTGTACTGCTCTTTGGTCGAGATATTGACATAGGAACCGGCGTCCATGATGTCTTTCTCGGTTATCGTAATCGCATATTCGGCCATATAACTTCTCCTTTGGCGGATATATCGGCGTTAAACCGTATAATTTATGCGGATTCCGCAGTTTTTTTAGCTTTAACCGGCTTTTTCGCAGGCTTCGGCTGAACCAGTTCCGGGTCTTCACCCGCGTCCGGGAACACATCCTCATAGGTAGGTTCGGCAGGCTCGATGAGCTTCACGCACTGCCTCCACGTTGCCGACAGCTTGTGGCAACTCTGCTTCGGACAGTTGACCTGATGTCCGCACAGGGCGTGAAACAGCTTTTCACGGTCATGTCTGCTCGGTTCAGGCTCTTTTCGGCACAGAACGTAGTCAATGTTCTGTTTCATGTATGCGTATTTGCAATCCATATTTCTGCTCCTTACACATAATCTATCCCGGCAAGACGGCCGGGTTTCCATCTGAATATCATGAATCTCTTGGACGCACCGACAAGTCCCTCATCGTCCGTCCACTCATCTTCTATGCCCTTGTGGGCCAGTCTGCGGCACATGACGCCGTAAATATCTCTCTCTTCCTCACGATGGAGGTGTCCGGCGTGTATCTCACGCACTTTGGCGTTGGCAAATTCGATGGGGAACTGAATCGTGAACTGTCCTCTCAGGTCATCCAACGAGGATTTCTTATAGGCTCCGTGGGTCACTCCGATGAAGCATTCACGCCAAAAGATTATCTTTCTCTGCTTGAGGGAATCATCGAACTCGGCCTGTGGGAACATGGCTTTGAGCATTTGAACGAACGCCCACGCCATGCTTTCGTCATGATTTCCCTTGGAATAGACCACTTTTACTTTCTCGCTCTGTTTTACGCACAGAGAAAGCACGGAAGTATAGAATATCCGGGCGAGTTCCCACGCCTTTACCATGTCCACTTTCTCTATCGGTCTGCCCGATGAGGTGCGTCCCCGCATGTCATCGTTATGGAACAAATCCTGACCGATGATGACACTTATCTCTTCCCAATGCTTCGACTCGATGATGCGGGATATGGCAACGAACGTGTCGATGTGGTCATTTTGGGGAAAATGCTGGTCAAAAAGCGGAATCTCAAGCATCTCAGGCTCGGTCTGAGCCTCTTCCGCCCGCTCGATTACGATGGGTTGCGTATGCTCTTTGATAGCCTCGATGAGTTCGGCAAGCTGGTTTTCATCGGTGTGTTCCTTAATCCAAGCCTGCACCACTTCGCCGTGTCCGTTGACCTGAACGGTGGCTCCGTGCGCCGTGAAACCGGGATACGTTCCGGCTCCGAGCGTTTTTTCGTCAGCGAAAGCCAGTTTTTCCCACTTTCTGATTTTGTGACGGAACGTTTCAAAGCCCATTCCGGGATGTTCTTTCTTGAAGACCTCATTGTAAATCTCCAAGTGTGAACATCCGTTGTTGCGCATCTCTACGCATCTTCGTTTCAGTTCAAGAGGTATGGTCATAAGCACCTATGTCCTCTCTGCGACGCCCGCTCCCACCCCGGCGGTTTTTGTTGCGAAGCATTCCCACGTGAATCCGTTGTTACATCTGATTGATATTCTATGTTACTAGCAGTATCTCTGCCGTATCCGAATACTCACCGTAAGAAACAGTTACAATCAACGGCCGGTAGGACGCGTGGTATACGTTCACTCTCATGTGGCTTCCCGGTTCGAGCACTGCGGAGTACGCCTCTCCGCTGTACACCTCGTTGGAAATGGCAAACCCTTCCGTGGAGTAGGACCGGCCGAAGCCTATAACTCCGGCTTCCACATTGCTGAACGTAATGGTGATGGGATAGTTCGTGGCTATTCCGTTTTGGAAGAGAGCCGCGCCGATGGCAACGCTCTCGCCCTCGTGCAGAGTTTTCGGGACCGTTGTGGTGAACGCCACGTACTCATTCTCGGCCGCAGGCACTTCAATGTGTACGTACTGCTCTATTCCCGGATTCTGCGAAAGGCTTACGATTATATCCGCCTCGCCCTCCGCCACCGCTGTGACCATGCCGTACTCGTTCACCGTCAGGACGGACTCGTCTGTGCTCTCGTACAGGTAGGAGATATGATGCTCGTCGGAATCCTCTACGAGAACATTATTGCGCCTGCTCGACACAGCAAGTGTCTGCGTCATTCCCGGTCTCATGGAGTTGCTCCAGTCAACATGGAGTTCCCACGAGAAACCGCCGTAGTCAGCCACGCCAAGCTCGACATTGTCGAACGGCTGGACCTCGACCCTTTCAATCGTAAACGTGAGCAGGTGTACGGAGTCAGGGTCATCGGTGAACTCACGGGTAAAGTCATCCATTCCGCGCATGGCGTAGGCCGTGTCGCCGAGGATGATTCGTGTGTTATCGTGGAACTGTCTGCTGTACTCGTTCAGCTGGCAGATGCAGGCGATATAGTTTTTACTGGTGATGGTGTTTTCGGTGGTGTGAGGTGCGTTGCCCAGCGTACCCATTTTTGAGTAGGACATAGGCACGGTCACGATATTGCCATACCAGTCGAGGACATTGATAACGGCGTTGCACCGTCTGACTATAGCGGCCCCAAGGATGGCCTCCATGTTTTTGCCCTTGTAAACAACCCACGTATTGTCGGCGTATTTCAGCATCGCCCCCTGTGGAATGTATGTATACCGTGCGGGGTCTATGATGTATATCCTCTGCCAATCGTCGGGCATTGTTTCGCCGGTCTGAGCCTGCGCCGCTCTGATAGACCGAATCTTAATACGACTCCAGTTGTAGAAATCATCGGGGTTCAATCCTTGGCAGTCAGCGGCGTAAACGTTGGACGCGTATACGCCCATCTCCTGTGTGTATGCCTGCGTCTCGTTCTGAAAGAACTGAGTCCGCAGGCTTCCGTCTTTATTGGCTCGGTTGGATTTACCTCTCGGCATCCCGCCGACGAGTGTCCCGGCGGTCTTTGCGTATGTGGTGATGTCGGCCATCGGCTACACTCCTTTTCCCGTTGTTAAAAGAGTGGATTATTTGCAACGGTCTTCATGTAGACCGCCGTCTGCTCGTACATGCGGAGCTTGTCGAACAGCTGTGAGTCCACCTCATGCTGGCGCGCCGTTCCCGCCGCGGTCTGACTTGCCTCGGAGATTGTCGTGAAGTTTGCGTCACGAATCTTTGAGGCGCGCTCTAACGCGTTATTGTCAAACCTATGCTCCCACACGTCGTAAACGCAAAACGCAAGGATATCGCATTCTGTGGCGTTCAGTTCGACGTTAAACGAACCGCTCTTGTAGAAGTCGATGTCAATCTCGTCTCCAAGGGCCATCGCGCCCGAAATCACGACCTCGCCGGTCTCGGAATTGTAGCTGTCAACAGTCAGTGGGAGATATTCCGGGGAGCCGAATTCGTCGTCGCGGATGATTCCAGCGGAGCAGATATCCATGTCCGTGATTCCTGTGTTAACGGTGAGCGGCCCGAGCGGTTCGTCAGTTATGCTGAAAATCATGTCACTGAACTGCGGCTCAGTATAGGCGTGAAGCCGCGACAGCATTACGGGAGGCTTATTGAACAGAGGGATAGCCGCCAGCATGTAATTCCACATTCTCCTGTAGAATACCGGCAGTCTGTTCTGTAGGTCCCAGTCAAGGGACATATCATTCTTGATATATGTCATGGCCTGACATTCGATTTGCTCAAATGTAGTGCCCATGATAATCACCCTTTCTTACGCGAGGCTTATGGTCAAAACCCCATTGCTATAGGAGGAGGTAAGCCCGGTTCCCGCAACGATTCTTGTGTAGTTTTCACGCACCGTTACGCTCCATCCGCTAGTCTTATCCAGTTTGTAAACGTATACTTGGTCTCCCTGTTGGGTTGCGGAGTGTGCGTTCACCGAGCGGTAATACTGGAACTCTACGTTGGTAGGCGGGTCGGCGTTTATATAAGCCATGAACGCCATCCTTGTCTGATTTCCCGTGGCCGGGTTACTGTTTGACGAGGCACGGCAGTAGACTATAGTATTCGTGTTGTAGGCGTTGATAAAATCAGTCCATGTGCTGTGTCCGTATGATAAAATCGTCATCTCTAAAACTCCCGCCGCAGTTCCTACGGTTATTGTTCCGTTGGCGCTGATAAAAACTTTTCCCTCGGCCACGTCGGACGCTGTTGCCGTTGTGTCCGACACATCATAGAACCCGGCTGTTCCACCGCCGGTCTTCGGAACCTCGATTGACGGAACATCAGAATACGAGGCCCCGGCTATGGTCACATTCTGTGCCATTATGCCACCTCCTTACGAGATGGTAAGAACCTTCGTTGTTCCGTCCTGAGACACAGTGGCGGCAGTCAGCGCCCCAGCCACACCGAATATGCTGACTCCGCTCTTGATGTACTGGGCTTGAAGGTTGCTGTCGCCGGAAATGGTCTGCGTCCCTGTCAGATACGTGCCGCCTGTTATGGTTTGGTCGCTCGTCCCCGGTGTGATAGTGGCCGCCGCTTTCGTGGTCACGGTAGCGGTCAGGTCGATGGTGCTGTTCCCCGCCGTGCCGCTCTCAACGTATCCGGCGACGACGGCAGGGGTCACAGAGACCGTTTTGGTGAGCGTCAGCGTGTTCGTACCCGTGGAAACGGTAGCAGACGTTCCCGTGATAGTCGCGGGGGCAGTAGCCGAGCCGCTCGCGACGGACTTTGTAGCCTGCGCCGCATAGTATCCGGCAGGAACGGTTACGGTAGCGCCGCTCACCGTGAGGTCGCTTCCGCTCTTGGACGCTATAGTGCCCGTATATTTCACACCATCGGCGTAGGCCGTATTCCCGGAGAGCATTTTGCCGCCGCTGTCGAGCGTGGCGTCGGATGTGTCGTAGAATTCAGCCATGCCGGTCGTGCCGGAAAGCGGGATAGCCACTTGCGGAACATCTTGATATGTGACTCCGTTTATAATTACATTCTTTGCCATGTTCTTTCTCCTTTACGAAACGGTAAGTACCGAGCCGTCCCATGTAATCCGTCCGTAGTAGTACGGGATTTTTTCTATAACGATATCTCTCGACGCCACTTTCTGTGCCGTGTTAAGCACCTGCTCGTCTTCGGTTGGTGTCACCGTATACGGCCCATAGTATTCATCGCCCGCGGATATTCCCCCGGATACTTCAAGAGGTATTTGCCCTTTTCTTCTTGTGCTGAGTTCAATCTCCGCGTCTTTTTCGGTTTCGATAACGATGGATGCTTGTTTAATCACCGCCATCATCATCCTTTGTGAGTACCGCCTCGTACAGAAGGTCATCGACCTCAAATGGCGCGGTCTTTGTTTTCCGTGCTATGCCTTGGGCGTCAAGCCATCTTGCCTGCACAAGCCCCGCTCTATTATTGTCAAAGGACATTGTTTCCTGCTGTGACAACGTAAGTACGATTTTCGTGGCATTGTTGGAGAAAGTCACGCTGTCGAGTTCTTTCTTTGTTACTGATTTAGACCCCTGCTTGAAGGTCACATATATATCAGACCCGGTCAAATCCCATCCTCTGATGGTTACGGTTATTTCCTGAGTAGTACCGCGTTCTATTGTCATGTGTATCCCTCCAATCGTTAGGGGTAATTGGCACAGTCTGATGGAGTCGAACCATCACCGTGAGAGTCAAAGTCTCATGTGCTACCGCTACACCAAGACCGTTTATCTGTTTTTGTGTGACGTCACTATTGCCATGACCGCAAAGGACGCGGAGATAACTACATAGTCCCAATTGACCGCTCGGAACATGCAGTACTCCCACACGCCATTGAAGAAATAAGCCGCGCTTATTACGAGGAAGAATATTGGGATGAACATCACAGTCCGCCTTTGGCGAGTAGGAAAGCCACCACAGCGCCGACCACGGCGTATATGACTTTCTCTACCACACCTTCCCATCTCTTTCCCGGCTTCTCTTTGAGTTCCTTGACGTCCTCTTTGGTTTCCCTCACGTCTGAGGTCAGGTGCTCCAAGTCTTTCTGCATAGCTTGGAGGACGCTGACCACATCGGCGAGATTGTCCACTTTTTTCTCAAGCGTTTCGATGCGCCGGGTATTTCCCTTGCTCCTATCTTCCACTTCTTTCAGCAGAACTGCTTGGTCTTCCAGTGACATAGCCATAGTCAACGTCCTCCTATGCTTGCTTAATGCCCCATCAAGGGGCTACGGTGAGGAAAGCGTCACCGCGCTTGATTTTCTCGATATAGGCTTCTGCGATAGAATGAATCATTCCCTCGATATCGATGCCTGCGGCCTCCAGCGTAGTAGAGGCGGGGTCGGAAAGCTGTTCGGTAGCTTTCATCACGAGCAGTTTGCCGAGGTCATAGATGTCCTCTGCGGAAAGTTTTCCGTCCACGGATTCCTCTTTAAGACCCTCAACCATCGTCTGCTGAAGTTCGCCGACCACGTTCTTGACAACGAACTCAAGCTGACTCATGGCGGCGGAAAGGGTGTCCAGCTTTTTGTTCTGTCCCATCCACTTTCCTACATAGGCAAAGGCGATGCTTACGACGCCCATCAGGATAGCGCCGATGACCTGCACGGCCACCTCAATGATTGCTTCTCTCATGGATTACTCCTCCTCCGGGGGCGCAAAGGTGGCAAGCCACTCCTGAGACGCCGCGTCAAACAGGTAGATAGCGCCGGTATCCATCTCAAGAAAGGCACTTCCGTTGTAGCACCCGGTAGGTTTCTCATCATCGTGAAGCCCGATGAATACGTCACTCAGGTTTCCAAGCGTAATCATCTCTTATTCCTCCTCGTCAGCGGCGTTCATTTCCTGCACGATTTGCTGGAACGCCTTAATATCCAGTCCTTGGTCGCGGGTGATGTTGCGAAGGGCAATGACCTTATCGCGGGTCACGGACTGGTTGCCGTTCTGCCACGCCTCATAGAATCGCTGTCCGACCATCTCTTTGTGGCTGGGGCAGAGTTTCTTGTATACCTCACAGATTTCTTCCTTGGGCATGTCGATGAGGTACATGAACGCATTCCGTCCGAGGATTTCTCCCTCTTTGTAGTCCACTCCGAGGCTCACTCTCTCGTCCTCGTCCAGTCCGTCCAGCACGATGAGCCAACGTCTCGCAAGGAATCTCCGATTCTTGTCATCGAGGATGCGGCTCAGTTCGTTCTTCGGCACGGAGAACGTGCCGGTCTTTCCCGTGATTGAACCGTACATTCCGCCCGGCCCGAATGTTTCAAGGTTGTAGTCTGCAACCTCCGCCTGCCAGAGAAAATGCACACGCTCGGTGTCGGCGGAAACCTGAATCACCTGCGGACGCTGAAGAGCAAGCAACTGCCGTTGCAGTTCCTCCATCTGTTTTTGGAGCAGTTCGTTCTGCTCCTTGAGCAGTTCCACGGTCGGGTCAACCGCAGGCTCTTCCACGTTTTCTGAGGGACTTTCGGCAATTTCCTCACGTTTTGCCGATTCGCCCTCGATGGCGGCGATGATTTCCGCCTTGGTCATACTGCTGTCCGCCTCAATGCCCTGTTCTTTCGCAAGGGCAATAAGGTCATCCTTCTTCATTGTCGCGTAATTTGCCATAGCCGTCTAACTTTCTCCTTTTTAGCTATTGTTATTCATTTTTTAAGTTGGGCCGGTCCCGTACTACATTCGCATTTCCAGTTCTACTGCCGGATTCATACCGTTTCCTGCCGGCCCTCCGCTTTTGGTCTAGCGTTGCACCCTCTGTCCAGTTGGAATCGAACCAACGTCTGTAGATTGAAATCTACCGCTCTTCCTCTGAGCTATGTCAGCATATGGATAGGGGCGGATTGCCCGCCCCTATGGAATTAGAAGTTAATCACACCGATGTGGTCGGCGAAGACGGCCACGGAGTCGATGCCCATCGTGATGTTGATGGCAATCTCCATATCGCCCGCCTTGGAGGGGTCAACCTCAAGGGTGATAGGAGTACCCTCGGTATAGCCGATGGTCAGGGGCTTGCGACCGTTGCCGCTCATCATATAAGCGGTGGAGTCGGACAGCATGGTGGACACGGTGGTGTTCTGAGTGCCGGGGATGATGACATCGACCAGAGGCATCAGACGCACGGCCATGAACTCGCCCAGATAACCGGCGCGGGTGTAGTCAGCACCCAGCAGTGTGGCGATAGCCGCGTCCATGTTCACGTTGGTGCTACCGGTCACGTCGGAGGGAAGCACCTGAGCCAGCGCGGGATAGGAACCCCAAGCGATAGCGTTGCTGATGGGCGTGTTGTTCACGGCGCTCAGACGGTTCGCCAGCTTGACCCAGTTCTGAGTGGAGAAGGTCACGCTCAGATTAGAGGGGACAAGGGAAGTGTCCAGAATGGCGGCGCTCATAGCGGCGTTCCACAGACCCATCGTCTTGGCGTACATGCCGGCCGTGATATTCGCAAAGAACTGACCGAAGTCGGTGTTCGTGCCGACCAGCTGAGTCCACTTCGCATTGATTTGCGCGGTGCGGGGCTGGGGATTCAGCACAACGTCCTTGCTGTAAAAGCGGTTGCGGGGAACGCTACGGGAAGCGCCCCAGGCCGAGTCTTGGAATACTGGGATATCATTCGACGAAATGCTAATCATGTGGGTCTCGCCGAAGGGAACTTCAACGACCTCGGCGAACACGCCAACGGCCTCGCTGTAGACGCGGGGCAGGATGGGGGTCAGAATCTCCTGATAGATGCCCATCAGAACCTTCAGGAACAGGTCATTGTTAACGTAGTTCTTGCCGTTGCGCTTGAACTCCTCAAAGTCGGCGGGGCCTTTGCGACCGAGCACGGCGTCAGCCTGACGAGCGGCGTACAGCAGGTGGGCCGCTTGGAACTTGGTGTTGGCTTCCTTGTACTTCTCGGCGGTCAGGACGGAGGCAATCTCGTTGTCCTTGTTGCCCATAGCGGCACGGACAGCCATCGCACCCTTGCGGGCGTACTCATAAGCGAGCATACGTCCGGTTCCCACGATGGTGGCGCGGGCGTTGCTGTTATCTACGGTGTCCTCGGCGGAAACCTTGAACACGCCGGGGTTGATGCTGTTAAGAGAAAGTTTCATTATTCGTTACCTCCCTTACTCAGCGACGCAGGCCAAGCAATCGACGTAGCCGAAGCTGGCGCTCGTACCCTCTGTAAAGTTGCCGCTTCCCATCAGCTTGAAATAGGGAGTTCCGGCAGTGACGGGAGCGGAAGCGGCGGGAGTCAGCAGGCCGTCTGCGCTGATAGTGAAAAATGTGTTGGTGCTCAGAGAAGCACTCAGGTTGCCCACGCCGAAGCGATAGACAGATTCGCCGTCGAAGTGGACGCGGCGGAAGGAGCCGTAGCGTCCGGCGGGAATGCCGAGGCCGAGGGTCTCAGTCCCAACGGCATAGAGTTCGCCCTTAACGGAGGCAAGCGGCCAGTCATGGGGGTCGCAGGCGTAGATGGGCGTACCGGCTTTGGTGGAGTTGGTCGCCTTGACCATCTTCCATGTATTTTCGTTCTTCACACCAGAGAAGCCCTCGCAGTCAAGCAGGCTGTCGCGGATGCACAGCTGGCCGGCGGAGCAATCGGTGGCGGTGGTGGAAACGAAATACTTCCCGGCGATATTGGCGAGGTCATCGAAACG